ACCGTAATCCAGTTGTTGGTGATCGGGACGTAGTCACACTCCAGGATGAAGAAGTAATCCTGGCCAGGTACCACGAAGTTCCCTGGGTCGAAGAAGAAAGCGATGGATCCAACAGCCGGCCCGAGTGGCACGGACGATGCGGCAATGGTCGAAACAGTCAGGTCGATGCCATCAGGGATGCTGACACCGCGGTCGAAGGTCACGCCTTGAACGCGCAAGCGCAGGTCGCCGGCAGGGTTACCAGTCCGGAATCCCTCGAACACTGCGAAGCTCAACTCGAACGGTGGATTGTTCCTGATGGTCAGGCGCTGGCCAAACTTGTTGTGCTGCCCGATGGTGCCACCCAACGGGACCAGCTGGTTCAGGATCCACTGCGAGTTGGCCGGTGCAGTAGCGGCACCACCGAGAGCAGTGAAGCCGGTCGATAGAACGCCGAGCGTTGTGTTGGTCCAAACGTCATTGCGCCATTGGCGAGTGATCTCAAAGGGTGACTGAACTGGATCCTGTTTGTAGGCACCAGCTGCTCGGTCAGGCGTGTTCATCTGGCAAGTGAATAAGCCAGCTCTGCTGACATTCGGCGTGAACTCCATGGTCGCTGACAGCACCTTGGAGAATGGCGGGATCTGCGTGTTCCAGTTGTTGGTGGTCTGCGCCTGCAGTCCATTGAAGAAGTTGCCAATGATCTGGCGTTGATCGAATGGCAACCAGGTGGTATTGGAACTCTGGAAGACATGCGACCAGGTCGCGAAGTAATCCGAGCCTTCCTCGTAGACTCCGACGATTGGTGGATCAGCCATTGCCATTGTCCTCTGGCGGGAACACTTCAGCTGGGATCGTGTCGTCGGTGTACGGGATCCGCTCGATGATATTCAGCAGATCAGCCATCTCCTCGAACTGGTCGTCAGTTAGCATCGAAGGCTCCCAGGTCGTCCATCTGCAGGTACAGATCCTCGAGCGCCGTGTCGGTTTCTTCCTGGGTGAATCCTTGCTGGTTCCGGATCCGTGCCTCGATGGCCGTGCGGCTCGGTCGTGCCTGGGGCGGGAAGCTGCCCATGAATGACATCATCGAGGCCTGCGCTCGGTGCTGCTTGTCCTTGCGAGTATCACCTGGTGGAAAGTCATCCAGCACCGCTCGGGCCTGTGGAGGTAGTGTCGGCATCAGTGCTCACCTTTGATGTGGGCTTTCAATGCGTCATTGATGTCAGATGATTGCGCCAACGCGTTGACGCCATCCTTGCCTGGTGGTCCAGTGATGCTCTCACCTGGTGGACCCATCGGGCCGGCGATGCTCTTGCCGTCTTTACCTGGTGGGCCAGGTGGGCCAGGTGGGCCGGCCTGGGCCTCGAGTTCGGTGACCAGGGTTTCCAGGCGCTCCACATCCTCGATCAAATTCGACAGCTCGTCATACATCGCATCATTGCCGACGATGTCTGTGGGTGCCGGCTGCACCAGGCCGATCTCGACCGCGGCATCGTTCAGGAAGTTCTCGTTGACAGCCTGGCCAACCATGCCGGCACCGACCGTGCCGAAGAACAGGATCTTCAGCGTCATGAATATGCGCTTGATCCACAGTGCGGCATCCCACCATCGCTTCAGTTTCTCGACAAAGGTCAGGACCTCTTCGACTTCATCCTCTTCGGCGTAATCTGTTGGCTCGTTCATTTCACATTCCAGACAGCGGATCCAACGACAGCGTTTTTACTGCATCCATCACACCCTGTGAACTTCAGTGAGTACAGGACATCACCAAAGGATTCGGAGTCGATCACTCGAGCGACACCCAGGGCATAACCGTTCTCGCCATCGAAGTGCGCGACCGAGATCCCGAGCTGCAGTTTCGTGGTGGTGCTGGTGAAGTCCATGCCGGCAGCAGCGAATCCCATCGTCAGGCCCTGGGCGAACTCCTCGCTGGAGATCCCGATGTCCATACCATCGAACCCATCCACACCATCAGCGCCATCCTGCCCATCAACGCCATCCTGCCCATCAACGCCATCGACAGCAGCATCGTGGTCGTGCGGGTGGTCGTGCTCCCAGCCACCAGCGTTGATGGCAAATGACAGCCAAAATAAAAGTAGAAATGCCATTGTCTTCATGACATGCCCTCCAGCTCTTGCTTCAGACCTTCCAGCTCGTACAGCTCCTGGTCAGTGATGATGCCTTTCTTTCGCTTGTACTCCAGCTTGCGGATGATGCGCTTGATCTCGCGCTTGTCGCTGTCGGACAGCGCCTTGTCGAAGCCGGCGACCGCTTCCTCGAGGCTGGCTTCGTGCGAGGTCTTGGTCTCGAAGTGAGTCTCAGCCGCCCACAGGAAGCCGGCAAAGATGAACGCCAGGATCACGGTGGATCCAGCTGCGATAGTGATCCAGGTTTGTGTCTTAGTCAGGGTCATTGCCGCTCTCCACATAGAACTTGAAAAAGGCTGCGCCGGCTGTCACCACCGAAGCCACGAATGCTGCCTGGGCATTGCTCATCTCGGTCAGCATCATCGCCCAGTGGGTGACCTCCCACAGGATCACCAGGTAGAAGATCGCGAACGCTCTCGGGAACACGCGGTACTTCTTGATCCAGTCGCCGTTGCTCACAAGTGATTCACCAGCTCGATGATGCCGACCACTGCCGCGGATCCTGCGCCCACAATAAGCAAACCCTTGAAAGTCCAGGCCAGGCTGGTCACGCCGGTTGCGATCGGATCCAGGTCCTCACGGATCCCCTTGATGTCGTCAGCCATGGTCACGAACTTACCCTCGTGCTCGATCAGCTTCGCCATCAGTTGCTCGTGGTCGATTGCATCTGCTTCATTCATCGTCGGTCTTCACTGGTGTAAATGTTAGGCCGTGCTCGATGTCGATAAACCCACGACGATCGCGCTTGCCGGTAACCTTGTACGCGCACGGCTTGTGCTCCTCGTCTTCCTTCTTCTCCTGCGCAACCTGGAGAGCCTTCAGCTCGGTCATGATCTTAACCAGATCACGCAGGCCTGGGATCTCGGTCGGCTTGCCGATGGCAGTAATCATCTCATCCATCTTCTTCAGCTTCGCTTCCATTGCAGCCTTGTAGTTCTGCTGCTGCTCGTGCTTCATATCATGGAAGTGTCGAGCGATCGCCTCGAGGCCTGGGACCGCGATGATCTTGGCCATCAGGTTCACCTTGCCGCCGCGCTGCTCAATCGCTTCGATGTCGGACTTTGTTAGTGGTTTAGGCACGGAGACAGTTCCTCAGTTTCTGAATGTTGCGCTGGCGCTGCTGCTGTTCCTTCCATAGCACTCCAGCGTTCTCAGTGATCTCCAAAGTGTTGCCGGCTTCATCGATCCTGGTTTCCTGGAGATCAATGGTACCGAAATTCTGCTGCGCGAGAACCCTCGGGCTTTCAGTTTCTGCTGGATCGAACTCGGCATCGACCGAGCGAATGTCTGCAGGATTCAGGACACTGACCGCGGGGATCCCCTCGCGCTCCTGGAACCTGAACGATGTGTAGCCCATGTTGGCCAGGTCAGACAGGATGTCGGTCTCAGGATCGTCAAGCATCTCCCACTGCAGATCCTGGGCAGGGTCGAAGTTGTAATCGGTGCGGCCTTCACCCAGGTCAGCGCCATTCAACTCGACCGCATCACGCCAGCCACCCTTGGCATTGAACATGTCGATCGCCATCTGCGCATGCTCGGGGTTGCCGTACATATCGAACTGCTTGCCAGGTCGGATGTAGTAGCCCTCAGCCTCGCCGTACTCTTCAGCGTATTCCTTGTTCGATGTGAAGAAGACCATCATGGATCGGCCAGTGGTGAACGACTCGAAGCTGCGGCCAGCGCCAGTGCCGTGGTACAAGACCTCGGAAGTATCGAAGCCCTGGGCCGCGGCTTGCGCCAGCCTGTCCTGCTCACTGGGCGTCCTGGCAGCGATGATTTTATCCAGCTCGGCTATTGACTCAGCGGTCATGCTGATCGGGATCTTCTTCATGCCCTGCTCGATCATCGCCCTGGCACGGTGACGGCCATCCCCCAGGGAGATGTATCCACCGTAGCCGGTCTCGGGTCCTTTGACGTATGCGTTGCCGACCTGGACATTCTCCTGGGGTACGTTGATCTCCTTGCCGCCGACGATCGCCTTGCCGGTATCGTTGCGCTCCAGGAACTGCTGGTACTGCTCCATCCGGTTGCTAATCTGGTTGGAGTACTCAGGCCCTGGCCCGATCTTGTCAACCCACAGGTCCTCGAACAATTCAGCATCGACCATGACCAGCTGGTGGTCCGGATCTGTCTTCTGCTTTTCGTAGGTCCTGCCGTCTTCCAGGGTGACGGTGTCCTCAGTCACCACATCAGCCTGGGTCATGAAATCAGCGGCTGCTACATCGGCCTCGGGTCCTACGATCTCGAGGCCGAAGTCGGCAAAGAGTTCCTCGAGTGAGACCTCGGATCCGTCTTCCTTCTTGTAGCCAACTGATTTGAGATACTCATACTGCGTGGTGACCTGCGCGGTGACGATCGCGGCACTCTGCCTTGACGTTGCTGTCGATTGCCTGCCGGTTGCAACAAGCTGTGCCGTAATCCGCTCATAGATCTCGTCAGCTGCCGTCTTTGTCTCGGTCGCCTCTGCTGCTTTAGCGAGTAACGTCTTGATGTATTCTCCATCGTTATCGTTCTCCAGTTCGTTCTTCGAGGACAGGCCTTCGCTGGTCTTGATGAACGGACGCACCAGCTCGAGCTTGGCCTCGTCGTTCGCGAAGTCCTTCAGGAAGGTTGCCAGGGGGATGGCCACATCACCACCGGATCCATCCATCTGTTCCAGGATGTAGCCTGGTGGATCGTTCAATAGATCGACGGCTTCAGCAGACATGAATACCTGCTGGTCCGGAGCGGCCTTGTCCATGAACTGCTCAAACATATCGGATGCGCGTTCGTTGGTCTTACTGGCCTGCGCCAGGTAGATCATATTGTCCAGGCGCTCTTGCTCGAACTCCGAGCCTCGCATCTTGTTTGTCTTCTGGATGATCTTGCCCATCGCACGGCGTTCGCGGTTGGCCAGGTAATCGACGCCCTTGATCGAGGCCGACATGGATCCACCACCGACCAGGGTCGAGATGAATGTCACGGCCTGACGCCGACCCTGGATCTCGAGCACCTCGCTGTAATTTTGTGCGCTGGCCAGCTCCTCGTCCAGCTCGAAGGCGTAGGCGTTCAATGACTGGGTGGCCGTAGCGATCTGCTCACCCATGGCCTCACCGATCAACCACTTCTTGAGCGATGACTTGATGCCGCCACCACTGCCAGCTTCGCCAATGATTTTCTCCAGGCGCTTGGTCGGCAGGCGCTCGGTTGCGAACTCGAGTGCCGCATCGATGGTCGCGTATTGCGTGGCTGTGTCGTGGTCCTTGCCGGCAACGATCGCGGATCCATAACTGTCGCCGTAGGTCTTGGCCGTCAGCAGGCCGATCGTCGGGTTGAACTTACCGCGGGTAGCAATCGAGATGGCGAGACCTGGTGCCATGTCGGCCACCATCTGTACGCCACCGCGGATACCTTCCTCGGCCACCGTCAGGTCGTCAGGAGTCAGGTCCGAGATCATGCCCTCGGCAAACTCCAGGTTCTGCTTGTGGTCTTCGATCTTGCGATCGATCTCGGCATTCCAGGCCTCGGTTGCCTCCTCACCTTCCATGGCCATGTAGATTGCATCACGCCCAGCTTTCATCACGCCAGGCAGGCTGGTGGTGGCGACATCCTTCCAGCCCCAGCCAGCGAATCCCTCGCGCTTCATTTCGTTGAGCATCATGATCGCGGTCTGGTCCTGGGTCTTACCCATGCCGATCATCATGCTGTCACCCAGACCCTCGAAGACACGATCGCTGACGTTGATCCAGCTGCGATTGCTCTCGTTCTCCAGGCCAGTCAGGATGCTGATGTCATCGAAGGAGACCTGCGCAGAATCCGGATCCTCGAGGTACTTGGCGACCGCGGGGTTGTCGAGTTCGGTGAGTGGCTTATCCCAGTCTTCTTGTTTGATCAGCGCAGTGGCGTCCTGCTTCGCGATCTCGTCACGGTTGTCTTTGACGGCATTGACAGGTACGCCGGTACGCTTGGACATCTCCAGGTCCTTGGCGTAGGTGTCGGGGTTCCCCTGGGACGCAGCTTTCAGATTGGAATAGGCAGAGCTGGACGGAGCCTGGAACTGGTCCTCTTCTTCAAGCGGTGCGTTGAAGTCCTCGTCGGATATGCTGAACTGAGCCATCAGGGACTCATCTTGCCCATACCTTCCTGGGCAGACACATACGGCTGTTCAGCTGCAGTCTGTTCGGCAAGGGTAGCTCTCTCCCTGGCCTGGCGCAGCCCACGCTTCCACCTGGACAGAAACTCGACTGGATCCATGCCAGGATTCCGCTGGCGCATGCGCGTGAACTCGGCACGTTCAGGTGCGGACATGGCATTGAACTGCTGCACCGCGGCTGTGCCGGTCAGGCCGGCCTGCTGGTAGACATTGGTGATCGGCTTGACGATGCGCTTCTGCTCTGGAGTCATGTCGCGCTCGAGCGTCTTCTCGCCACCAAACTCCATCCACAAGAACTCGGTCGGCTTGTCGAGAATGATCTGGGCATGCTTGTCGCGGACCCACTGGTTGATCAGTGCAGTCTCGGGGTTCTTCTGGTTGACCTCCTGGTAGTTCTCTACCTGGTCGGACAGGCTCTGCCACAGATCGACCTCGGCCTGGTCGCCATCGACTGGATGCACGGCCAGCAGATCGCTCATCAGCTGGTGCGTAGTCTGCAGCGGCTTGAACTTCGGATCCTTGCTGGTCGTCGGTGAGGTCGCCGCGTTGTAGAACTTCCAGTCAGCATCGTTCAGCCTGGCTGAGTTTTCGGACCAGTACTTCCTGGCCTTGGCATACTGGTCTTTCGACAGTAGCTCTCGCAGCTGCGTCTTTGCCTCCAGGTCAGAGTACTTGCGGCCTTCGCCGGCAGCACGTTTCATCGCATTGTCTTCAGCCGCGTACATGTTGTCGCGCTGGGCCTGGGTCATCTTCTTCATCATCTCGATGCCACCAGGTGCAGACTCGAGTTGCTTGATGGTGGTGCCACCGTAAGCGATCTCGGCCATGCCTTCCTGCATGTAGTCATCGATGGCCGCAAGCTGCTGGACGTCCTGGTCGTTCTTCACTCGCATGAAGCGCAGTCGTGCCTTCTCGTACTCCTCGTCATCGATCTCGCCGTTGACAAACTCCTGCTCGAGTGCGGCCAATCCGTCAGCCTCCTCCATGCCTGACATCTCGAAGGCCTTGCGTAGAGCTGCGTTGTTCATCTCCTGGGCCTCGGCCTGGTCCCTCAGTGTGCGCAGGACATCGGGCGGGATGTTATCCACCCAGGTAGCATCCTTGTCATTCAGGATCGCCAGCTGCTGCTTTGGATCCATGGACTTCAATCTGCCGTAGGCCATGTCGAGCTGGGCCGTGCGCAGGGTGCTCTCTGCCTCGACGCGGGTGATCACGCCGCGCTCAACCATGGAGTCGAGTGACAGCTGGATCCCGAGAGCTGCTTCACCTGGATCCCCGTACTCGAGATCCATGCCGCCCTTCACCATCAGGTCCATCGCGCTGGCCATGTAGCCTTTCTCGCGGTCGTTCTTTTTCTTGGTGACCTTGTCGCTCATCACCGCGTTGGCTTTGGCCACACCCTCCTCGCCGCGGATCATGAACAACTCGCGAGTCTTCCTGGAAGTGATGTTGGCTGCAGCCTTGCCCAGCTGGTCGGTCATGCCGGCAGCGTGGCGCTCCTCGACGGTGTCGAAGTCCGGATCGTTCTTGTACTTCTCGGCCTCGGCCATGGCACCGATCTGGAACTGGACCTCGGCAGTGGCCAGCTCCTCGTTGGCGATGCGGTCACCCTCTTCCTTCAATCCTTTCTGGACAGCGGTAGTCTCGACGGCTTTGAGGTCGAGCGCAGTGGATCGCCTCCCTGCTGCCCTGACGCCTCGCGTGTCCGCGCCTTGCGATACTGCCCTGGTCTCGCGGATCCCCAGGTCTTCAGCTGATGGTAGTCTGGCCATTAGAATCCCCCCACATAGCCTTTGTGGCCAGCGGATCCACCCTTGGGCATTGTCCTGAAGGTGCCAGGCTTGGCCGTGGTGGTCTTCTTCGGCGTGTACGCCTTGGCGAACAGATCCATTGAGTTGAAGATGGCACCAGTCGTTGCTTCGCGCTTGAGTGAATCACCGTAGCGTGATGCAGCTCCAGCATCCATCCTGCCGCCGATGCGAACCATCTCTGCCTGGTAGCGCATGTCGATCGCCTTGGTCCTGGCATCGAAGATGGCCGTCATGGAATTGTAGTCGCCACGCTGCTTGATCTTGGCCAGCATCTCAGGGTCCAGGACTGCTCCACTCGCAGCCATGGCCGCGGTCGCATCGGATGAAACCATCTTGGTCTTGTGCTGCTCGATCATCGCAGCTCGGACACCCTGGTTCTCGATCGCGATGGCCGAGCGTTCCATCTGCCTGGCTTCAATGCCGGCCAGGGTCTGGTTCAGCTTGCTCTCGGCCTCGATGATCTTCGACTTGTTGTAAGCCTCGCTCATCGAGAAGTAGCTCTGCCCGACACTTGCTATTACTGCACCCCAGCTCATGTTATTGCCCCTGCTTCGTTGGTGTCTTCGATGCGGTGTCCTTCACATCGTAGACGTAGGCCAGCATCTTGACTGGTGCGGTGGCCTTGATTGCAATTCGTGGATCCGTTTCGCTTGTGCCGTCATACGGGAACGGGAAGTGATCGTACTCCTCGGTGCCAACGACCACTGCCTTGCCATCCTCGACGGTCGGCATCGGCACCAGGTTATTCAAATCGTAGCCAACAGTCACTCCCCCAGTCACATAGTTGCGCATCAGCAGACCAGTGTTGATGATCCGCTTGCGCTGGGCCACGACCGAGATGTTCGCGAAGTCAGTCAGTTTGTTGGAAACGTAGGTTGCCTCGTAGCGGAAGCCAGCAATGACATTCGCCGCGACATCAGCGCCAGTGACGCCAGTGATCTGGCCGCTGCCATTGACCACGTAGTCGCCGGCATCGACGCCATCCACCCAGGCTGCGACGACCTGGGTCGCGAAGAAAGTGTTGAGCTGCACGGTGGTGCTACCAGGTGCCGCAATGTAGTCGAACGAATCGTAGTGCCTGGAGTCCAGGCCTCCCTCGGCCTTGTTGAATGCCGCGAACTTCAGGATCTTGTTGCGCGGGAAACTATCGACAGTAATCCAGACCTCGTCCTCGTCCTCGCTCGGCAGCACGGCCACACTGAGCACAGGATCCATGACGCCCAGGTTGTTGCGAATCGTCATGCGAGACCAGCCGAGGATTCCCTCGGTGATGTCGCGCAGCAGGATCCGCATCGTGCCATCGGCCATGACAGCATAGACTCGAGTCTCGGGGTTCCTGGCGAACACGATCTGAATCACGCCGCCACCCTCGCGCAGGATGCCAGCATTGAGCATATTGAAATCTTCGACGGCATGCTTCTCGGTGTTCAGGCTGAAGTCGATGCCGATCAGTTTGTTGGCACCACGTTGGACAAACAGGATCTCGTTATCGAGCACGATCGGGACGATGTCCGCGGTGCCGATGTCCGAGCCTGCTTTCAGGTTGGTGTTCTCTCCGGTCAGTACTTCGCCGAAGGTGCTCGAGCGCACATCGATCTCGGAGATCGCAGTGGCCGCAACCAGCCTGGCAGATGGAGCCAGCCAGTGGATCCTCTGAGCAGCGCCGAAGCCGATGGTCTTCTTGATCGATGCACTCGCGCCCTCGAGGAGCGTGTCGAATGATTCGTAGAAGTCAGACTCGGATCCCCAGATGCGATTGCCACCAGCGAACCACAGCCGGCCTTCATGAAGTGCGACCGCGGAAGGAAAGACAAACTTGCCGCCCCAGGATCCGATGAACCAGTCAGGGTACTCGGTGGAGATCGGGCCATTGAAGGGAACGTACCACTCGATCTCGACGTCCTGGTTGTTGTCGTTCTCGACGGTGCGGCCCTGGCTTTCCAGGGTGCCGTAAGCGTAGGAGATCTGCATGTCGAGATCTGAGATCGCACCTGGCGTGATCAGCTCGAGGCGGTAGAAGATCTCAGCGCCATCGAGGCCGTCATTGAAGGCCACGTTGTTCAGGTCGCCGCCGCCAGTGAATGATCCACCAGGTACCAGCTGCCAGGTAATCTCATCGAAGGATTTCTGCAGCTGGATCTCGGTGTAGGCACCAGTCGTATCGACGTCATAGTTGAAAGTCCGAGCATCGCCGGTACCAAACACGAAGACACCCTGGGTGGCCGTGCCGGCACTGATGCCGCTCACTGCCTGGATCTGGCCATTGACTGCGATCTTCAGCAGGACGCCATAGCCATAGTCGTTGTTGCCGAAGCCCATGCCTGGAGGCGAGGACTCGAAGTATGGCCGACTCGGTGCCACGGTCATGTTGCCATCGATCGTGCCTTGCGGCTCCATCGTGACGTTGCCGATGTTGATGGTCTCGTAGGGTCCGAAGACATTCACGTATCGCTGGATCGAGAAGCTGGTGGCGTTGTGCCGGCGTATCTCAAACGGGATCCAGCCCTGCTCTGGTGACTGTGGATCCTGGCCACCGCAGAAGTACATGACGTCAGCTGACTGCGCCCAGCGCAGAGATCTCACGACACCGTAGGCTTCCTGGGATGTGTTCACGATCGCTTTCTGCAGTGCGTTCTCCATGCCGACCGCGATGGACGAGTCACCCAGGAGCTGGGCGAAGGTCATCCTGCCCTGGCGTATGTTTGAGTTCGACAGTGTGACAGTGATGTCGTCGGCAGAGTTGGAGTCGATCTCGATGTGATGGATACCGATCTCCAGGAAGGCCTCGAACAGATCCGCGGAGTCAACGCCACCTGTACCGATCTGGCAAAGGACCTGGCCCTTGTCTACCTGGAACATGAATCCGTGCGGCGTGTTGGCCTCGGTGGTGCTCGAGGTCTGCCAGACTTTCGCCTCGTCGGTGCCGGTGCCGGTCATGGTCAGCTTGAATGATGCGATGTTACTCACAGCGCCACCCACATCGGCATCGGTCCAGCCGGTACCCAGCGGCGTATCGAAGTCTCCCTCGAGCCAGGTCGTGGTCGTCAGTGCTCTCTCGAAGAACTCAAACGTGCTGGCCCTGACAAAGTTGAGAGTTGGTGCGCCGATGTCTGCCGAGAAGACCAGCATCGCTGGATCCGACAGGCTGGTCGGGAACGGTACCAGGAGAGTCTCGTCATCGATGGTGTGCGTGATCGAGCCTGGCGAGTTGTCCAGGTTCTGGGTGCCAGGTCGATACGACATCGGACCCAGGCGCTCCGGAGTGAAGTTCTCCATCAGCTCACAGCTGTTGTCTATCCTGGTGACGTCCTCACGCGCAAAGGCATCCTTGGACACCTCACCGCGGTTGAATTTGTTGAATAGCCCCTTGCCAATACTCGAGGCCATTATGGACGATCTCTATTGATGTTCCCGCGGTAAAGGCGTGAGCGGCTCCAGCTGCCCAGTGCCAGGCGTTTCGGCACACCGTTGATGGCATTGGTACTCATCGCTTCACGGCGTCTGGCTGTGTACTGAGCCACCGCATGCTCCTTATTGCCGGCAGGTATGTTTGCATCCAGGGCCATCCTGCCGGCCACCAGGCGCTTGAAGAAGTCAGGCCAGTTATCATAGTCGGTCAGGAAGGCCTTCGAGACATACTCGACGTAGATGATCTGCTGGCTCGAGTAGATCAGCGTGTTGCCGGTACCCTGGTCGAGCTGCTGGACATAATCCCGCAGCGGAGTACGCATCAGTTCATCGACGTACACGCCATTGATGCGGTGCCAGTTCGCCGGCAGTGCCTGGACATACTCGTAGCCCCAGGGTGGATCGATGCCTGGATCGTAGAACAGCTGATCAGATTGCAGGCCGAAGTTCCAGCTGGTGTCCTCGAGGACCGCGCCGACCAGGCCGTTGTCGAGCGCGATCGAGATCCTGTTCTTGGCCAGGCTGTCGTCGGTGTTGCTGACGATCGGATCCAGCTGCAGGATCTGGAGCGCATCGTTGTAGATGGCACGGAGTGTGTCGGTCAGGACGTCTGGTGTGAAGCCTCGAGTGTCTGGCTGGTTGGCCAGCTCGACGGCCTTTGATACCTCGATGCGCTGCTCCAGTTTTGTCTGGATCATTTCCTCGGCATCGGGATCGTACTTCCAGGCAAGCTCCCTGGCCATGTAGGCCGAGACCACCTTCGCGAACGATGGCGGCATATCGACCAGCTGCGGATCCGTGTGCGCGATCAGGTAGCGGATGTACGGGAACTCGAAGTCCGACAGCAGGTTGGTGCTCTGGCGAACCACCCTGGTGATGGGCGACTCCTCGAGCGCATCCTGGTAGACGGCTGACTTGCCATCGATCAGGTTGAACAGCGCAACGAAGTCTGCCGGCAGTGGAGCCTCGAAGGCAAACCCACTATCGCCGGCAGGTGGAGCACCAGTCAACTGAGACAGCAGGGTTGCGTACCTGGGCTTGACAATCTCCAGGCAGTAATCGACTGCGTCTATATCGTAGAGTGCATCCAGGTCGTATCGGGTAGAGACATCGTCGGTGTCAGTCAGAAGCCTCCGTTCACCGAGCAGTTGCAGTGCGCCGTTGTAAAGCGACAGCTTTGTAGCCATGTCCTACCTCACGTTATGCGACCGCCGCCTGGATCTTTTCGGATGCGTACTTCATCGCCTGTACCTGGGTATTGAAACCCTCCTTCACTACCGCGCCGGTCGCCTTGTTGCATACCGCGAACTTGCGCACAGTGCCGAAGTGGCGAATCACATAATCGTTTCCGATGTCGATCTCTGCTGCGATCATGGGTGCGGCCAACTCGATCCAGTCGTATACCTGGACAGTCAGCTCCATCGCAACGGTGCGACGAATGACTGCCATAGCAATCCAGGATCCGTCTTCCGCAGTGACGCGGATCATATCGAGATCCCTGAAACGGGTGGCCATGAATGTCCAGGTCTTCTGATCTTCGACCTGGGCCTGGTTGTAATGCGATGGCATGAAGCAGGCCCAGTTATTGTGCATCTGGTCCTCGGTCTTCACCTCACCTGGTTTGACGGGGTTAACGGGTAGCCGTACCTTCTCGGTAACGGCAGGTTTTGCTGCGGTTGTTGTAGCCTTCTTTGGTGCGGCTTTCTTGGCAGTCATTACTGGTCTCCAATATAAAAAGGGCCAGCGATCAACTGGCCAAAAATGACCGGCCCCCTCCGGAGAGAAGAGGCCGATCCCCAGTTCGTAACGGACCTTACGTTACAGTAACACTGAGACCGTTCGCATTGATCGCATCAACACGGAGGACTCCTCCGACTCCACCAGTGTCAGATGAGATGACAGAGTCACCCACCTTCATACCTTTGGAACCGCCATCGGAATAAAAATCCGCGGCACGTTGTGCGGCCAATGAATCGACATCAGCATTGACGTAGCTCCAGACGGAGCCACCCTGTCCAGCACCAACTGCAGGCGCTACCAGGTTCAGGTCTTTCGAGATGTAAGCCATGTGTGAAAATCCTCCTTACGTTGTATTCACGGGGAAGGTAGCAGTGTCATCATGCAGCATCTTTACGACACCGATGTCCTGCAAGAGCTTTGATCCCATGAAAGTTGTACAACGCGCCCATGACTTATCGTTCTTACGGTCATAGCCGACTTCGGTGCGGATGTTCTCGATGTCACAAGCGTGACCGATCGAGGCCTTGGCATGCATGAAGCATGTCGCCGAAGCTGAACCAGTGCCTGGAAGTCCTGCGTCCACGATCCAGTTGACTCCGTACCAGTTGAAGGCACGAGACTTGGAAACATTCTCGAACCCTTTCAGGTTTACAAAGTCGCTTGAAGTGAACTGCTGGAAGCCCATGAGCTGGCCAACGAACGCGGGGGTGACGATCGCAAATGGCTCTTCATCCAGCGCAAAGTTATTCGCGAGAATAGTCCGTGCGGTGGATACCAGTGCGATGGTTGCAGCGGCTGCTGCGCCCCAGGCGGTTGAAGCGGTGGTGAGTTCGGTGTAGATGTCATCATCGATTTTTCTGTTGATGACCTTCATCGAGGTCTCTTGCATGATCCGACGACCATCACCCTGGGACGCATAGATGTTGAATCTGGTGCGCTCCGGAACATCGTGCCACTCTTGGAGTAACGCGGTGAACTGGTTGAGGTTGTCGGGGCGAGTTGGAATGTCACCATTCACGCCACGAGTTGTTGCGGTTGCACCGCCTGAGTCCGCGACCAGGAACGTAGCTTCGTTACCATTGATCTCGGTTTCTACAGTGGTGGTCCGACGAGAAAGACTCTGGCCCTTCTCAAAACCCATGACGACTTCCTGGCGAAACATTTCTTGAAAGGCTGTATCAGCCATAGATTGCTCCTAATCAGTTAGTGGTCAGTTAACCGCTTTGTCGGAGGAGGCTCTAATGTCAGGTCTGCCAGGGAGGCCGTGGTGTGCGGGGCTGGCTCGTTGAGGTTGAGGGTCGTTCTCAGCGTCGAAGGCCAGTGTAAATCATGGATCCAGAAAAGTGCAAGGGGGGAGCCAGAAGAAAAATCCCCGCTACCAGGCAGCTACTCCTGGGCGAGGATTGGACGGAGATCAGCGAGTTACCATGGCCAAGGATCCCCAGGATCGCGTCATGAAACATCGCGATCCCATTACTCAAAAAGAACCCCGCTGTCCATACGACTGGAGCGGGGCCTGAAGCCTGGAGCGATTACTGTTAACCCCAGGAGCGGACAGTCTACTGCGATCCCTCGAACTGGTCAATCATGGTCTGGGCCTGCATGTACGCTGCCTGGGCCGGCTTGTCTTTGTGCCAGCCGATTGAGTCATCGCGCATACGAGTCTTCGATTCCTCGACCACCTTACGCGCATCGTTGAGCGTTGCCTCGGTACCACCCTTGATCGGATCCATCGGAGTGACAGCACGATCGACGTTGACCAGCCAGGTCATCACCTCGGCTGAGTTCATCAACGCACGGCCATCAGGCATACGCGCCTGCTTGAATGAATCTCGAACGGCCTCGGGTAGCAGGTTGATCTGGTTGTTGGCTCGATTCATGTTGATCTGATACTCAGGCCCCCAGTTCTCCTTCGCCATCTTGGTGAACTCCTGGGCGTCCAGGTTGTCCTGGGTGTGCATCTGCTCGACCACCTTGTCGGTCTCGGCCATGTAGGTACCCATCAGCTCGTTCAGTGTTTCCTGGGAGATGTTGTGCTTGTGCGCAACCTCGGCCACTGGACCCATCATCTCGAGATCCATCTCGGACAGCTCACGCTCGGATCCAGTGAAGTCGTAATCCTCGGCCTTCAATGGAATGTCATTGGCGATCCGGAAATCACTGACCTGCTCTTCGGTTGCATCCTCGGGTAGGCCACGCGAGACTTCGCCGGCTCGGATTTTGTCGTGTGCCTGGAAGGCTGACTCCATGAACTTGTCCTGGTCGGTGTAACGCTCGAGGCGCTTACCCCAGTCTTCGTTCTCGCCGGCCAGGTTCGTGCGCCAGGTGTCGCCAGCTCCGGATCCACCGTCACCGTCACCGCCATCACCATCGCCATCGCCGCCGCCGTCACCATCACCGCCGTCACCGTCACCGCCACCATCGCCGCCATCGCCACCATCGCCATCGCCGTCACCATCGCCACCACCTCCATCACCACCGTCATCGCCGGCTGGTGCTCTATAAACGAATCCGCTTGACCATCTGTTGTTCATGAATTTCACTGGGAGTTCTCCTGTTGTTTTTCATCGAGTTCACCGACTGGTTGCCGGCACTGTCGAAGTATTTCTTTGCCCACGAATACGCGGCCATTGAGGAAGGCCGTTTCATCGAACGAGCCTGGTTGATACGCCTGGACGTCGAACATGCACAGCTTACCGATGATGGCCTTGATGGCGATCACCTGCTGTTCAGCGTTGGCGGTTTCGGTCTCGTCATAACACATCTGCAGTGCGACGAGTTCGTGACGCTCCAGTTCTGGGACCTGGAAGACGTCGATCTGTTTCTTGGGCATTGTTAGGGCCTGCTTAGTACCTTAGTAACCTGGGCGTTTACCTGGTGGCCTGGTGCGGCCTTTCTTCTTCTTCATGCTGCCTCTTCTTCTGCCGATGCCTGGGCCGCGGCTTGCTTCTGCTGGTTGTCGGTCATCGACTTCACATCGTCCAGGCTACGCAGCCACTTCTCTGGTGCTCCAGATCCTTGGATCGCATCGCGTAGGCTGACACCAAAATCGACATGGTTGATGACGCCAGGATCTGCAGTGGCTGCTCTCTCGAGTAGCTCGGCAACCTGCTGGAACTGCTGGACCTTCTTCTCTTCCTGGGACTCGGACAGCGGAGACTCGAACTTGAATCGAATGTCCTGGCCGAGCAGTGACTTCGGGATGTCTTGCGGAGATCCCAGGAAGCCATTCTTCAATGCGGTCTCGAAGGCCAGCTCACACATGCGGCCTGAGTACTCGTGCTCGATCGGTGCGAACAGCGGCAGGTTCTCGCGCCTGAATTGCTTCATGCGTTCGCTGACTTCGTAGGCTGTCATCTCACGGCCAACGTCAGGCATGTTGATCTTGTTGACGTAGAACGCGGACTGCAGAACCTCGACAATGCCCTCGCGCATCTCCATGCCCAGCGGGAAGCCTTTGCTGTCCTGGACCAGTGGCCGCAGGCTGGCACCCAGGCGCTCGTCGTAATCTTCACTGACAAACGTGATGCCATCAGGGTAGAGATTCGCATCGCCTCGGATGACGTTCTCGGTTGCAATAATGGGAGGCCTCGCATGGCGCTCTCCAGCCTCGAGCAACGTGTGCGTCATGGCCTGGAGAGTTCGTGCGTCAGGGAGGCCAACTACGGTAGCCGGCGAGTACGCATACGGACTGCAGGCAATGGTCTGGAATCTGGGAACGATGTACCTGGGGTGCATGTTGCCACCGATCTCCATGATGGTCTCGGTCTGCAGATCCAGGGTGAGCTGGACCCGCGGGAATCTATCGTACTTCGGATCGTCGTACATCGCGGTGGTGATGTCGAAGTGGTGGATCGGTACCTCGTGGAACGGCTTCTCCTTCAGCAGCTTCGCATGCTCCTTCGGCATGTTGTCCACGCCGTAGTACTGCGCCATCTTGTACAGCGCGATGTCCTCCTTGCGGACCACGCCATCGACCTGTCCGTTCTCGTCATCCCACCAGGCCATGTCCTTCATGTGCCAGGTGCGGAACAGCAGACCAGAGGCCTGGCGATTCAGCTCGATCGACATGACGCCATTACCGAAGGTGACATAGTCGTTGTCCATCTCCTTGGTCGCTCGACGGAAGTTCGCGTTGCGCTGGTTCATCAGCATCATCAATCGCTTGGTCGCCCACTCGAGCCACATCTTGCCCTCGTGGTCAGCCTCGCCCTCGATGCCGATCGAAAACCACTCGCCGTCACGGAGCATGGCTTCCAGGGAGTTGGCAAGCTCTCGGCGTATCAGCAGCGGCTGGCTCGATGCCAGGCTGTCGGTCAGCTCTTCGCCAATGTAATGGGTGCGTAGGAAGTCGTTGCGTTCAGGATAGAAATTTTCGGCCAGCTCCTGCCAGAGACTGAGCACAGGATACTGCTTCTCGAACCGCTCTCGAGAGAACTTGCGGAGCATGCCAGGCGACATCGGCATGACTTAACCCAGGGCTGAAGATTTGTCGAGTACAGTACCTGCTCGGCCAGTGCCGGCACGGCGCATCGCGATCGCTTTCTGAGCTGCGATCCTCGAGGTCGTGGACATGGATCCGGTCGGTGTTGACTCGGCCAGCTTCCTGGCTTCCTCGTCCTGCTTGGCCTTGGCTTCCTTCTCGGATTTCAATGCGTCTGCCCTGGCTCGTTCGGATTGCTTCTCAGCTGCCTTACGCGCTGACTTTGCCTCCTGGTTGCTCGAGTAGGAACTGTACGCGGTCACCGCGGCCATCACTGCTGTTGCTGCCATTATGCTATTGCTCCACGTTTCTTGGGTGGTTCGGCAAAGGCGGCACCCTGTCTTGCCTTGGCCCTGCCGGTCTGTCGGTTGGATTTCATCTTCGCGGCAGCGACATTCGCGGCTACCCTGGTGGACCCGAATGCGCCGGCACCGCCGATGGCCTTCGACTTGGCTCGAGCTGCATCAGATTCCTGGACGATGCCCTGGGTCTCGTACTCGATCTTCTGGACCTCGTAGATGTCTTTGCCGGTCAGTTTGGCGTTCTTCTTGGCTCTCATTTGGGCGCTGTTGTATGCCTCGTTCTTTTTCTCCTGGGCAGACATGCCTTTGGTCTGGGACCAGGTGCGCCGGTAGACCTTGCCGTCTTTGCCTTTGCGTTTGCCTGGGTCCTTGTAGTGGAACTCCCAGTTACGAGGATCGTTGGCACGGCCACCGGACTTGAGATGTTCATCGAACGATTTGCGTTTGGTTTCTTTGCCCTTGGAGTCCAGGATGTTAGCGCCGGCTACAAACTTCTCAGCGCCTTTGGATGTGTCGCCCTTGTAATCGAAGTCGCCTTTCTTTGCGACTGCCGAGCTGGGGTCGTAGTTACTGTCGTAGACGACTCGTTCAGGGTCGCCGCCCTTGCCGCGTGTCGCTTTCTTAACCCTGCCTGGTCCAGAAGTAAAGGAGCCTCTCAGCTGGTCCGCTCTCACCTGCTGCCGAGATGGACCGCCCTTACCGTATGATCTGGCCATCAGGCATCGCCGGCACGAGGCTTCTTGTAACCGCCTCCGTGTCCGTCACCAGACTGGTCGTTGTCGGTATCGCGGAAGGTGCCGTTGCCATCGCCATGTCGGAGGCTGCTCTTGTTCCTGGCTCCGTTGTTCGAGGTACCCTGGTCGCCTTGCTTCGGATCGTCGTCTTGCTTGAACTCGCCCATCAGTGTCACCCTATCGTTTGTTTGGAAACTCTCCGCTGTGACCTTTACCGCCAGTCCCAGCTCGTGCGCCCTTGTCGGTACCGAAGCCGTTGAGCTGGCCCTGGTCGAAGTTCTTGCTTGCGGGTTGAGCAGCGCCAGGCTTGGCACCACCAGTGTTCTTTTTCGTACTACCGTAGTTTGGCATTACAGTACCCTCTCCCAGTTTTCTTCAGTCAGGTGGAATCCGAGTCGGATCAGTAGATTGCGGAAAGGGTAATCAGTCTTCATGTGTATCGTCAAGACGTCAGCTCCAAGGTTTTTCAGATCC